AGGGCGATGAACATAGTGGCTGACACTGCCGCGTGGCCGTATAACGCCATCCAGTCAGGACTGGAATTTCTTCCGGACATACCGCACCTAACAATGACAGGGGCACAGGAAGCGCATGCCGCTCTGGATAAAACACAGACTCCTCAGGGAACGGGGGCGTGGTGGACCCAGATGCAGGATATGATTGGCACCAACCCAATAGCCAAAGCCCTAAGCTTCGGATCAGTGGTTCCAACCAACATGCAGGATGACTACAATAAGTTTTGGGAGGGCGCTTATCCCCCTATAACGGACGAGGGATATTTCGATACGGACCTCAGCAACTGGCCGCAGTACCAGCAGTATAAATCCGGAAGCGGATGGGATTCCGCCGATGACAGAATGATAGACAAGCGCGTTGACGCGACAATGAAGAACAAGCCAATTCCTCCGGGGGAGGCATTGCAGTCATTCTACACGTTCGCCAGGGAAAACATGGACAAGGAGGTGGGCCAGGATGGCATTACGGGCGCTGAATTGGTCGCTTCACCGGACGCGGTGGAATATTATTTCAAGCAGTATTTCCACAATGTTAAGGAGGCGGCAAAAGATGGTTTAAGGAATGAATATGAGTTCCAGAAGACGGGACAGAAATTCGCGGACTGGATGTCAACGAACTACCGGAATGAGATGGTCGGTAAATACGGAATGTACCCTGTCTGGGAAGGCGGAGCTAATTTTGAAGGTGGGGAAACAAGGACGCAGCTGGAAATGCTGTCGGATAACATTTCCCCCTTTGCAAGCGCTCCGGCGGAATTCAGTCTCGCCAACAAGGACTACATTAAAGAAATTAAGGAAGGAAAGACGCACTCGGAAATAGGGGAGCCCCTGGAATGGGACTACGGAGCCTACGACAAGTCGCCGGGAGTTGGAATTCCGGAGGAACACAAGAAGTGGTTTGAGTACGGCACCAAGGAGGCGGAAAAAGTTTTTGAAAGCAACCAGGCCATGGGCGCGGAACTTGCGGCGCTTTTTTATATGCGCGCACCTTTGGCCCTTCGGGGACCGATTCAAAACTGGCTGCAGACATCCAAGATAGGAAGGGTTCTAAGGGAAACGATGCCTGGACTTTTCCAGCACGGGACAAGGGCGAATTTTGGACTTCGTAAATTTGCCACAAAGACGGCAGGTGGCGGAAGAAACTGGTATTATACCGCATTGAACGTACCGGCAAAAACAATTGACTTTATACGACCCAAGGGTGGACAGATGCTGGGGGCAATCGCCCTAGGAGAGACCGGAGCCAACTGGGACAGAAATTAAATGGGAAGAAAAGTTGAAGCAGCAAAAGAATTATTAGAGACAGGACTTGGATCTTTGACCTTAAAACAAATTCGTTCTTTTGGAACGAAAAAAAAAATTAATCCCAATCAGGTAAAAATAGGAGCCGTCAAAAGCGGTCTTTATTATGATAAGGATCTACCCTTCATACATAAAATTCCTAGTGTTCAAGCTTCTGGAAAACATAAAGGGAAAAAAGATACGAAGTATAGGTTAAGATCTCAGGGTCCTGAGGATTTAATTATGGTTCATTTTTGGGAAGGCGGAAAACAAGTTTTTAAGCCTATGAAAAGGAAGGATTTAAGACCTGTAAAAGATCCAAAAACAGGAAAAACAGTATACAGACGTCACGAGGGCGATGAGAGAAAAATAAAAGCAGAAAAGGTTACCATACCTTTGTTAAAAAGGATTATTGCCAATCCTGGAGAATTCGGATTAAAAGGAACTATAAAGAATACCGCAGATATTTTACCTATTGTTAATAAAGCATTGGTAAAAGCTGGTTATAAGCCCTACAATACGCCACGAGCACTTAATGTTCATTTATTTAAGGTGCAAGGAAAACAAAGAGCTGATATTTTTAAGGGAAGTGATAGAGAAAAAGAATTTCATAGTTTTTTAAGAGAGATTAATCCTAAAACAGGAAAGCCTAGATTTAATACTATAGTTGTTTCAGAGATAAAAGCTGACCCTAGATTCAAAGATCTTAGTGATGCAGTTATAAAGGAAAGCAGATTAAGGGGAAAATTAAACAGGCCTGTTGAACCAGGATATAAAGAGTCTCCTTTGGAAAATGCACAAAGAAGGATTAAAAATAAGCTGAAGGAAAAATATCCTGATATGATAAAGGAGGAGATAGCGGCTTACAATGAGCAGGCAAGAATATTACTATATGCTCCAGAGCACAGTGCTAATTTTAGTAAACGGCTTTATAATGAAAGGTATACGGATGAAGATTTGGATACTGTTATTAGATTTATTGAGAAAACGGATATGCCGTTATTTAGAAGTGGTCAACACCCTGAGATGGAAAAGTATATGACTGAAAGGGCTATAAATCAATTACGATCGGCGTTAAGTGGTGAAACATATACTATGGGCCATACTCGCCGTCGAGCCGGTGATACTTGGTGGCTGTCAGGTTTGGAAGACGCAACAATGTCCCCACAAAAAGGAGATATTAATTTAGCGCATTTACACTTGGATAATCAATTTCAAGCAGCTATTAAAAGAGGGGATATGAAAACCGCGGAAGAAGCTTATAGAAAAATGGTTCAAAAAGGAATAAGATCTTCCATGGTAGATGAATTTGGAGAGCAGATATTTTATGGCGCTCCTCCAATAAAAGGAAAAATGGCCGAAGGCGGAATAGTCAACGGCTACTCCAAAGGAGGATCAATCAAGAAGCTTCTGGACGATACAATTGGCATGATGTCAAGAAGAAAGTTCCTCAAGGGAATGGGTGCCACGGCCGCGCACGCGGCGATGCCAAAATCGGCCCTTAAAATTGCACCGGCGGTGATCAAGAAAGGGGCACTTAATTTCGCTCCACCATGGGTTAACGGAATGCTTTCATCATTAAAGATGGCTAAAAAAATAGACCCCTTCTCCGCTAGACGAGCTACCCTTGGACCTGATTTTGCTCTAATGGGAGGAACCTCTACAGGAAATGATGCCAAAATAATAAACATGGGAACAAAGAATATAAAAGTTTTTAAGGATCAGGAAGCAAAGATAACCTACTTTAAGATTAAGACACGTGATGAGAAAGTGGCAGATGATATTGCTGCATCAAAAGGAGAGAAGCCTGAGGGCTACTGGGACGATGTTGAGTTGAGAGAGGAACCGGGTGAAACTACCATAACTTGGAAGAACAAGGCGTATGACGGAAACGACCAGCACGTAGTCATTGACAAGGTAAACAAGGAAACAAGGTTCGTTGATGACAACTGGCACATGGAGGCCGGCGGAGAGGATATCGCGAAGGATGACTGGATTGAGTGGGCCATAACCCCAAATAAAAATGAAATTAAGGTTGCGTTGAAGAAGCCGCTAGACCAAATAGACGATATGACAGTGGACGGCTATTCTGTTAGGGACATGGACAATGAGTATTCAGGAATGTTCGAATCATACGTTGACTCCTTTTCGCCTTCTGGTAATGTGTTCGGAACTGTAAATAGAATGGTTAAAAAGATTAAGAAGAAGGACCAATTAAGACAACAGAAAAAATGGAATGATGAACAGGCGAGAAACTTAGAGGAAAAAAACATGATGGATTGGGAAGAGCAGTTCAGGGGTGGAAAAGGAATTCATGCATATGACAGAGGCGGAATAGCGCGAAGGCCAAACGCAGTCCCGCCAACATCGGGACCGGACCCATACGGAACCTTAATCAATGATTCAGTTTCGCAGATAAGGAACAACCCTTCGGAGTTCATGGGAGCGCAGTTCATACAGAAGTTCAACAAGGGAGGGTTTGTAAGAAAGAACGCCCCCAAGGTATTGGGAAAAATTACAAACTACAAACCGAAGCTGACGATGTCGGAGGTCCTAAAGGACATACAGAAGGCAAAGAAAAAGAATATGATTGGACTGACGCAGACGGAAAAAAAGGCTGCCATACTGGAGAATGTAAAACCTGAAGCACCAGGAGCGATGTTCTGGGGATCGCGTGAAAAGATCATAGGAGCGCCGTCAGAGGCCATGACCGGAACGCAGTGGCTTCAGTACATGAAGCTCGGCAAGCACGGAATACTCAATCCAAGAGGATTCCCCATCATAAAGGACATGGAGCTGAACGACACTTCACTGGCGCCGTGGCTTTCAAGGATGGGAAACAAGACAGTTTCAAAGTCTGACCTTGTGAGGCAGTTTGATGACATGGCTCCGACGATGGATGTTGTCGCGTTGGGCGACGCAACCGGCGCCAATCTTATCAGGAAGGTGTCTAACAGGATAAAGGAGATTGACACGCAGGCAATACGAAATCCGGCAATAAAGGGATTTTATGACTACCTCAAGGCCGTTATGCCGCAGCTGAAAGAGTCCACAACTTCCACTGAATCGAAGGCGATAATAAAGGCCATTGATGACATGGTTTACAATAATTTCGGAGTTCAGGACGCATTGACGGAAGGCGTTCCGCAAAGGTTCCCGTTTGAGATAAAGGAAATACTCCAGTCACTCTCCACCGCCTTCGGGAAAAGGACGGCGGGATTCAAGAAATACAGGAGATCCACCCAGCACGAGGGAACGCAGATGATGGAGGGAGGCGACAATTACCGTGAATTTCTTTTCCGCTACACGCCTGGAAGCTTGCGATCGAATGAGCCCGGATACAAATACGCGCATGACTTTAATTTAAGTGACGCGGACAGAGCTGGAGGCGTCGTTCACACAAGGACATCCGACAGAGGGGACCAGTTCGGAAGAAGGCTCCTTCACATAGAGGAGATCCAGTCCGACATGCACCAGAAGGTAAACGCCGCTCAAAGAGCATTAAAGAAAAAACATGCTATTTGGGAAAAAGATGGATTGACTCCGGAAAAAGGATATTCAAGGCTGACTACCGAAAGAAAAAGAGATTATGATAAGCTTGTCGCATCCAGCAAATACGCGCCGCGTGGGGACCTGAAGGAGGAGATAGGAACGGCCAACGAGCAGCACTTGGCGTTGATTGTGTCAAAGGTTGAGGACTTACTGGCCCAGCCACAAACCAAGCAAATCGCGGCTAGATTGACCAAGCTTAAAAGGGAACGAACAAAGGTAAGGAAGATGATCAAGGAAGAGCAGGCGAAAATGGCTGAGGGAGACCACAGCGGAATTCCGCAGGGACCCCTAAGCAAGACGGAAGACTACAATGAATTCATAATGAAATACCTTCTTCGCGTCGCGCGTGAAGGCGGATATGACGGCATAACAATGAATACAGCGGCCGTCAAGAATAAGGGACTTAACGTTACAAACAAGGACTATAGAGGAAACCTTGTAGCCTACGGCCCAATGGCCAAAGGCGCCATGGAGAAGGCGGCGAAAAAAAGTGGTGCAAAGTTCATGAAAACATATATAATGGACGGCGATAAAAAGGTGTGGGAAGTTCCAATGATATTATTCAAGGAAAATAAGGCTGCGCAAGCCATTATTGACAAGGGCCTTCCTATCTATAAAAAAGGGGGAATAGTTAAAAAATAATGCCACCAAGAAATCCAAACAACAATATTGAAAGAGCCTTGGGTTCTTTAAATGACGCATTGGAAATAGAGCCAACAGGAGAGGAAATACAACTCGAACCTGACCAAAAGATTTCTGATCCCAATGTTGAAATAACGGAAACGGAAGCTGGAGGCGCCGATGTCAATTTTGACCCAAACGCGCCTGTCGACACAGCCAACATTCCCCATGACGCCAATCTGGCGGACTACATTGATGACACAGAATTACGTAGATTTTCAATAGATCTAGTAGAAAGTTTCGAAACGGATAAGGACTCAAGGAAGGATTGGGAAGACACCTATATCAAAGGCCTTGACATGCTCGGATTCAAATATGAAAACCGAACCCAGCCGTTCGAAGGAGCGTCCGGGGTCGTACACCCCTTACTCGCTGAATCTGTAACGCAGTTTCAGGCCCAAGCGTATAAGGAACTTCTCCCCCCAAGCGGCCCCGTACGAACTCAAGTTGTAGGCCTTTCCACTCCTGAAATTCAGGACCAGGCGAAGCGCGTGCAGCAGTTCATGAACTATCAGATTACTGATGTCATGAAAGAGTACGATCCGGACATGGACCAGCTTCTATTCTACCTTCCCCTTGCGGGATCAGCTTTCAAGAAAGTTTATTATGACAGCCTGCTGAAGCGTGCTGTCGCAAAATTCATTGCAGGCGAGGATCTCGTTATAAATTACATGGCAACCGATCTTGAGAATGCGGACAGGGTTACGCACATAATAAAGACAAGCTCAAACGACATAAGAAAACAGCAGTTGCAGGGATTCTACCGCGACATTGAACTGAAAAGCGGAACAGTTGAAACAAGTGAAGTTGAAGAGAAGGTAAATACGCTGGAAGGCGTTCAAAGGGAATACAGCGAAAAAGATGAAGAACATACAATTCTGGAAATGCACGTCAACGCTGACGTTCCGGGATTTGAGGATGAAACGGGAGTCAAGCTTCCTTACGTTATTTCCATTGATGAATATTCACAGGAAGTTTTATCCATCAGAAGAAACTGGAAAGAGAATGACCCTAATTTCGCTAAGAATGATTATTTTGTACACTACAAGTTCCTCCCAGGACTGGGCTTTTACGGCTTCGGTCTTATACACATGCTTGGAGGGTTATCGCGAACAGCAACAAGTGTTTTGCGGCAATTAATTGATGCTGGCACACTCGCTAACCTTCCGGCAGGTTTCAAGGCACGGGGAATGAGAATACGCGACCATGACGAACCGTTGCAACCGGGGGAATTCAGGGACGTTGACGTTACCGGAGTTTCCATAAAGGAATCACTGTTGCCCCTTCCATACAAGGAACCGTCACAGGTTCTGTTTGCCCTTTTAGGGTTTGCGGTTGACGCCGGAAAATCCTTTGCGGCAATCGCCGACATGAAAATGGGCGAAGGCAACGAGCAGAATCCAGTTGGAACAACTTTAGCTCTTTTGGAAAGGGGAACTAAGGTAATGAGCGCAATCCACAAAAGATTGCACTATGCGCAAAAAATTGAATTTAAGCTGTTGGCAAAAGTATTTCAACTGTACTTGCCGCCGGAATATCCATATCAAGTAGTAGGTGGAAACCAAATGATTAAGCAAGCGGACTTTGATGACCGTGTTGACATCATCCCAGTTTCAGATCCCAACATATTTTCCATGGCGCAGCGTGTCACGTTGGCACAGCAGCAACTGCAGTTGGCTACGGCCAATCCAGGATTGCACAACATGCGCGAAGCGTACAGAAGAATGTATGACGCGATGGGAGTGGATAACGTAGACGCCATTTTAAAACCTGATCCGGAATTGCCGGAACCTATGAGCCCCTCAACTGAGAATGCGGGTGCCATGAACGGAAAGGCCCCCAAGGCATTTCCAATGCAGGACCATACAGCGCACATACAGGCGCATGCTGAATTCATGTTTACGCGAATGGTGCAGATTAATCCACAGGTATATTCAATGCTCCAGGCGCACATTTGTGAGCACATTACCATGATGGCCGCGGACCAAGTCCAGAAGGAATTCAAGCCCCAAATGGATCAAATGCAGCAGGCACAGCAACAGTCACAGCAGAATCCGCAAATGGCACAACAGGTGGAACAGCAAATGCAACAGCTAATTAACGCGCAAGCGGCAAAGCAGGCTCAAATAGAGGCCAAGATGACAGCGCAACTGGCGCAGGACGAGGAAGCTCGAATGAAGCGTGAAGCGGAAGATCCACTAATCAAGCTTAAACAGCAGGAGATTGACCTTAAGGCCATGGAGACACAGGCCAAGCTTCAGAAAGACATGCTGGTTGACTCTGAAAAACTTGACATAGAACGTGACAAGCTGGAGGCGGACACAAGTATTAACTTGATGAAAGCCGCGGCAGATGTTAGTAAGGAAGATTCCGATGAAGCCATGACACTGTTCAAGGAGAACATGATCAATTCGAGGGATGCAATGAAGCAGAGATCGGCGGAAAGGATTGCGAGGGAAAATGCTAAAAATAAAGCAAATGGATCAACTAAAAAATAAAATAGAAAAAATAGCTATCGCAATGAAAAAGATTGAGGAGGTAGCCACCAGTGAAATCAACAGCAAGGAGGACTACCTGCAGGTATGCGGCGCTTTACTGGCTGTTACGAGAAACATGTACGTGGAAGCGTTAGGGCCGGTGGGAGCATGCAGGATGTTCCAGGAAGTTGCCAACACTTTCATGATACAGGAGGAGTTGATAAATGAACTTTACTATGATGAAGACGTTCCAACGATACACTGATGCCATTTAGGTCTGAAAAACAACGGAAATGGATGTGGGCCAACAAGCCCGCAATGGCAGAGAAATGGACAAAGGAACACGGCAGCAAACCTGTCAAGAAAAAAAGAGGTGGAATATTTCACGCAAAGGGATATGATACGGCCCCTTGGGTAAATGAATACGGATATCCCACTGGTGGGATTACGGTTAAAAAAGGAGGAGCATAATGCCGAAAGTAGGTAAACAAAAATTTCCATACACTTCAGGTGGAGTCCAGAAGGCGCAGAAGCACGCTAAGGCGACAGGACAGAAGGTTGACATGAGTGGATACAAAAGGGGTGGAAGCCCAAGACCGTCAACGAAAACAGTTAAGACAAACATTGGAAGACCCACACCACAATCCGGAGGAAGAACCGCAAGAAGAGGATCTTCATATGCAGGGGAGAGTGGATATAAACATCCAAAGGGAATAGGAACGCACAGACTTTCTTCTACAGCGGAGAAAAAACTTGCACACTCTGACGCCTGGTATAAAGATAGTCCCAAAAAAAACAGGCCAGGGCAAAAGAGCTCTGTTCAAAAAGCAGGTACAAGAGCGGCGCAACGTGCAGGAGTAAGATCTGACGCATATGTTGGAAAACCTACACCGCAATCTGGAGGAAGAAGTAGAACTTATTCTGGATATAAAAATCCTAATCCTATAGGTGGTGGATGGGCAAAATTAAGAATTAATAAGAAGAAAGGTGGTGCAGTGAAGAAGAAATATCACCACGGTGGCCGTGTAATGGGTGGCCAGAAAAAGCCCAAAAACCAAAAATGTTAACAAGGAGGTAGATATGAATTTATTGAAAGATCTTTGGACACATATAAAGGAATGGAATGACTGGAAAATGAAGGACTGGATAAAGGCCGGAATTTTAGTAGTTATTGTTCTGATTGTGCTTAAAGTAATTATTGTGCCAGGTGTATAGTGGTAGATGCTAGAGAACAGTATATAGCTTCTCAGGGCCCTCGTAAAAAGAGGACGCATCCAGCACGTAGTGCACAGGCTTTGAATACAAGCGGCGCAGGCATAGTCCATCGCAATATGATGGACTTGCAGCGCCAACCTAACCTGAGCGGATCTGATATTGACAGGCTGAAGGGTCTCAGAAGGGACTGGAACAGAAACAGGAAATACACTGACGCCGGAATGGCTCTTGCAGGGGCTTCAACCCCGCAGGACGCAATGAAATATTACAGCGACACAACGGAAGATTTTCGTCAGCTAAACAAGCCGGCTTACGGAAAGATGTATCCACTTACCGCGGGAATCATGAACATAGGGGAGAAGGGCGGAATACTGGGCGCCATTCTTTCTGAAATAGGAAAGATGGGAAAAGACAGAGGAATTCCCACCATGGTAGACGATACCCAGGAAGAGCAGATAAAATATGTAACAGACACGTTTGGTTCCCCTAACATCCATGAGGATGAATTCATTGACACGGAGAGCTGGACTGATGACAGAAAGGATGTGGTCATTCCCCCCATGGATGACGATTACGGAGCTTTTACAAGCTTGCATCCGTTTGACGATTCAAGAAGAGAGGCTGCGATTATGTCGCAGTATCCTGGAACACCCATCGCAGTTCCTCCGTTTGAAAGCCCTAACATCCATGAGGATGAACCCTGGCCATATGAAGATACAGAAGTAATAGAAGAAACAACAAAAAAAGACGGAAACCTTATTTCCGATGAACTTTGGGAATCAATAGGGGATTTTGATCCTTCCACCATAGGAGGTGGCGGAAAGATTCATGGAGGCGAGGACATAACAGTTGCTCCTTGGCTTCTGGATCCTACCCTTCCAATGCCCGAAGAACTGACGGAGGGCGAATACCTTCCAGGACAGTACCATGATGAATTAATTGAAGGTCCACCGCCCATTCCACGATTTGACGATTCAAACCGTGAAGCAGGCATAGCGACACTTTACGGGCACGGACCGCAATGGGCTGAAACAGGAAGACCGCTGGAAAAAGAATTCATTGATTACATACAAAGAACCGGCGACAGGATCACGTACGAAGAGTTTGAAGGCGCGTGGGAAAGACTTCACGCCCTGCCAAGAGGACTTCATTACATGGAGCCAAGAGCCGGAAGAAGATAATGCGACGCTATCCAGGAAATTTTACCGACAGTGAACTGCTGACTTTACCTAGAAATTTAAGAACAAGTCCTGATGGACTTGATTCACAATTAGCTTACGTTACCCAGCCAGAAATTGATATGATTGTTAAAGCCAATCCTCACGGTTCTATGCAAGGA